ATTTTTTACCGTCAGGAGAAATAGACGTTGCCTCTCCAGTGTCAACTATTGTATGCCCACTAAAAGTCAATCCTTTAATAGGATTAAATAGTTCTGCAAATTCTTTAGTGGCTTGTATGTCAGCAGAACTGGGCTCTGCCTTTCCACTTGGATGATTATGCACAACGTCTACAACAATATTTCCCACACCCTCCCTCGCTTTAAGCCTTTCGATTCTTTGACGCATGATCTCTCTGAATCTAAAGTTGCCCCTTTTTTCGTCTGCTATAGCCCTTGCACCTTTGGTTGTCCCTACAAGCTTAAAGCTATGACCGTCTACAGAAAGTATTTGCCCTGTATCTTCATCTCTTAATACCAAATAAGTCCACTCTGAAGATTCATTTCTTAATGGCTCAAAAGCCCTACCAAGAGTTTCCACATCTTTAACCGTTGACCCAATAAGGCTAACGTGACCTGAAGTTCTTTGATTACGGACAACATCAGTGTCTCTAACATTTTTTGTTTCTTTATTTTCATCACTAAGCCTTGAACTGTCACCAATATGAATGGGGCGTGGCTCCCGTTCATTGTAGGTTCGCTCAATAGATGCCTGAGTTCTTTTAGCCCTTGCCTCTTCAGAGCGATCACTTGTTTTAAAATATATTTTATTTTCAGCTTCTTTTCTAAGTTCTTCAGATAGTTCCCCCCGTTTTACCTTAGCGTCTATTTCGTTACGAATTGCAGTTACTGTTTCATAGTCTCCATCTTGTTGAGCTTGGACAGCCCTATCAAGTTCTTCCTGTAAAAACTTAGCACCGCTTACTTCTTCGCCAATCCTTGCCCCTTCAACCTCTTGAGAGGTTCCTATAAATTCTCCTTGTTCTGTTCTATCTTTTATTTCTTTTAAAATTTTATTTACTTTTTTAGTATCCCCTTTTTGTCGGGCAACTAATAAAGCCTTGTCGAGCTTTGCCTTAGCACCACGGACTCCAGTTTGTTGATCACCTCTACCTATCCATCGGTGTATTCTTTTAATGTTAGGATTAGACTTTGCAGGTCTTTCAGTGGGGACTGCTAAAGCTTCTTCGCTTGTTATGTTTATGTTCTCTTCATTAACAATCAAGCTTCCTAATTCAGGGTCTGTAATATATTGAAGGGTGCTAACTGTATTTTCAAAAGATGCATTTACAATAGGATCTCTTACGGTATTGTCGGATTCGATAATGGTCGATTGCCACATACCATCAGGTCTTTGGGTTACCTCAACCTTTGCCCCTGTTTCTTTTCCAGACCCATCTAACAAATCAGATGTAAATTCAACTTCACCTTCTGCTCGGATAAATGACTCACGGGCTTCATCCCATTGTTTAACTTTAACTCTGAGAATATTAGCCTGCTCATCAAGCCCCCTCATAAAACGATTAAAAGCCTCTTTCCCTCCAACATCAAGGGAGGCTATGTATCGGTCAATTAATTCAGGTGAAAAATTTTCACCTGTATTAGGATTTAAGACAGATTCAAATTTTTTTCTTAATACAATTTTATCTTGCTTGGTAACTGGAGTTGTCCCAGTAATAGCAGGAGGAGGGTCATAAGATTCAACGCTTCCCTCTCTAACAATAGCAGTGGGAGGAGCCTCAATTTCTCCACTCCTAACAAGTTCATTATATTCATCAGTGGTAATAGGCTCTTCAGTTATAAGTGAACTGTCATATTGTGCGGAGGGAGACGCAAAAGCTTCGTCTATTACAGATTGCACTCCCTGAAGATTGTTTTTTAATGCTCTTATCTTTTCGCCCCTGCTCATATCAGGAGTTAAGCCTAATTTTTGTTCTGTTTCCGTAGTTATCCCGTCAACAAAAGTCCCTAAAGCGTTAACTTGTTCTCTGTTTATTTTTTTTACTTCTTTGCCGTATTGGGTAACGCCCAACTTTTCATCTGCATAAGTAATACCTCTACCTGCAGTCATACCTGTCCCTACTATGACTCCCATGGCTAATGCCATATCAAGGGTTTGCAGTGCGATGTCCGTATACTCTTCTGTTGTGCCTACCCACTCCCCCGTATCATTTAAAGTGGCAACGTCTCTTGTTGCCTTTTGGATTACCTCTTGAGTCATTTCTTGAAAAAGCTCTGACGTTAATGCCGCACTATACTGGGCTCCCGTCCTAAGCTTTTTGTTTTGAATTTTATCGGTAAAGTTTAATATCGCATCAGCAGTCCTGCTTTGTAGGACTTTATTTATAGCAGGGACTCGTCCTGCAACATTTGTTAATATGTTAAATCTAAGGGCTCCCAATGCCCCATACACAGAACCGCCTGCCATAGCGGTTACTCTTGCCGTTGTAGGGTCTCTCCCCTCTTGTATCATCTTTATGAGGTTGTCACCCATCCCTTGTTGCATCCAGTAAGATGCGTTTCCTGCCATGAAACCCGTCCCAAAACCTGCAATGTTCCCTACTACGGGGGCTACAGACCCCACCCCTGCTGTGACTCCTCCAAGAGCCGCTCCACGTATTGTGCTGTCAGCCAACGGTCCTGCTATTCCTGCTACATCTAATAAAAGGTTTTTAAACCCTCCTACACTAAACGTATCTTCATCTAAAGACCGTAATGCCTGTTGTCTTCTTGCAATAGCTTCTTTTCTTTTCCCCAGTTCTAATGCCCCAGAAATAAGATCTTTATTTTCGATAGTAGGATCTAACCCAAGGAAAGACGCTTCTATATCTAAGTCCGTGCTTTCCTGAGAAAGGTTGTAGGCATCAGCGATTTGCCCAAACGCATTAACAGACTTATCCCAAAAATCTGGATCTTCTTCTGGTTTATAGTTTTCCGAAAAAGAAGCATCTTGCCAGTTTTCTACAAAACTTGAATCTTTAGGTGTAGAAGGCTCAAGACTTTTAATTAAAGACTGATAATACTCCGCATTTTTTTCTTCTGCCTGTGGAACCCCTGTTACGGTAGGCGTTAATGAGGGTGAACCACTTAAAACGGGTGTATCAGATTCTAATCTTTCAATCAAAGACTGATAATACTTTGCATCTTTATTCATCAGTTATTCTTCCCCATAAGAGCCTGAGTCTGCCCCTGCTGTTGTATAACCCATCCGTCTTGCCTTTTCTTCTAATGTCGCTAATTGGTCATTTTCTCTTTTCATCCGTGCTAATACTTTATTCGCAAGTTCTTTGTTCCCTGCACTTGTTGCTTCGGCATGTTTTTGTGTAAGGCTATCAAGGGTTGATGTTTTTAATTTTCGGTAATCACTAATCCATTCTTCGTCTATTTCGTCATTAAGTAGAATGTCTTCATTGTTCTGGTAAATAACATTACCCCTTTCATCACGAAGAGCAGATGATTCTTTAGTGTCAATTAAAAGAGTAGGGTATATTGCTTGGATATAATTTGTTGTTTCAGTATTCCACTGTGGGTTTTCAGAAGGCAACGCACCGCCCTCTTTTTGCTTATACAAGAAATTTCCAAAATCTTGTTCAATTTTTTTAATTCTATCGGCCATATCTTTCCCTTTTACCGCACCTGATTTTATGTCATTGCTTAATTTGTCTGCTCTTTTTGCAATGTCATAAAAAATACCTCTTGTATCTATCTCATTTTTAAATCTTTCATTATTAGTATACGCTTGATTGCTGTCCATAAAATCTTGTAAAGAGGGAAGAATACCTGTATACCAACTTGACAAAGAATTTGTTATTTTGTCGTCTTTATTTGCCTGTTCTTTTATGGCGGCTTCTAACGCCAGTTCCGCAGTTTGTTTGCGAATATTTGCTGTTTCTTTAACTGCCTTTTTAAACTTATCATAATTTGGCCCTTCTTCGTAAATAGTATTATTCTGCTCGTCTTTCTTAATTATAACAGCATCAAAAATGCCGTATTTATCTGAAGTGGAAATAGAGTAATCACTATGTAGTCTTACTTGGTTTACCTCAGCAGATGTCCTTTTTTGATTTCTGTCTGCTGTTTCATCTTCTCTTTTTGTTCTTAGGTCTTCTTGCATTTCTTTTGCGGCAGTGTTTACTCTTTCTACCTTTTTCCCAGTCCAAGGATCTATTACTTCCTCTCCAGTATTCCTTGATGTATAACCGAGATTTTCAGCAGTCGTTTCTGCTTCTTGTCGATCTGTATACATTTTTCTTGTAGCTACATTTGCAGGTTCGTAATGAGTAGCAGTGCGTTGTGTGTATTCAGCCATTAATTCTGTGGGGGTCAAATTCCCACTTGAAAGTGGTTTCCCTGTTTTAAGATCATTAATGTTCACACCTTTTTGGGCAAGGCCAAGCTCCATCCTACGTGCTTCATCCTCTATTTTTACAGCACGGTCTTCTGCCCTACGTTTGGCTATATTGCGTTGTTCCGCCAAAAACTTTCCTGATCCCTTAATGCCTTCCGTCCATCCACCTGCAAATCCACTGAAAAACCCCATGATTAATTCCTTATCTTTTTATTCACTTGTCTAATTATGGTCCACCACTTGCTGATTTTCAAGATCCAGTAAAAAACGCTTTAGCTCCATCAATCAGTTTTTTTTTATTGCCACCTCCATCTCCACCTTGCGAAGCGACAAAAGCCTCAGACACTGTTTGTCCGATTGCCCTTCCTGCTTGTTCCCATCCACTTGTAGCTTCAACAATCTGTAAGGCGTGACCTGAAATAATGTTGTTTAACCTTCCCATTTCTTCTTCAAAAGCATTTCCCGTTCCAAAACCATATATAGGGACAGTTTTAATTTTTGCCCAACCTTCTTCTCCTTGCTGAGAAATATTCTTTAAATAATTTGCAATGTCCTGTCTTTCTGGTTGATATCCGTATAGCTCTTCAAAATCAGATACCATTCTATCTACTGTTTCTGCTTGTGAGAGCGTTGTAGTTTTACCAGTCTGTGGATCTGTTTTGGTTAAGCCTCTGTAATCTGACATTTTAAATTGATGATCACCTCTTTTTTTATCCCTATCAACAGCGTCTTGCGAAAAAGAGTTCCAAACCATGTCTCGCCTTACATTTAGTTTTTCCATTTCACGCTTCCCATCCCGATAAGCGGCATAGCCTTGAGTCCACATTGTCTTACCCGTTGTAGGGTCAAACCCATAGCCTTTCATCGAAGCCCAATTTCGTCTTTGGTTTTCCTCAAAGTCTTGATTGTATTGCGTTATGGCCTGAGTAAAACTATCCTGATCCAAGCCAAACCTACGGGCAGTCTCAATGGCATCTTGTGTCCATGTCTCATCAGCAGGAATTGACCCCCCCTGTAAAACATCATACGCTTTCATTTTAGATATTTTTTCCCCTGTTAATACCTCATAAGAAGTCATTAAACTTTCAGCCGCTCTATTTACTTGATCAGCCGTCAACCCAGTAGCATCAAAATCAGCAAAACCTAAATCAGCACCTGTTATTGCCCCTGATACATTCCATTTCCCTGTATACGTAGCTTCCAGTTCCTGACGGGCAAGAGCAAACTGAGATTTCTCTAAGCCAAACTGATTAGACATTTCTTCATTGAGTCGTTTTTCTGTGTCATCAAACTGAGACTGCATTTCAGCAAGTTCATCACGCTCTAAGCCCATCTGTTTGCTAAATTTTTCCATGTCATTAGCCATCTCTAAAGACTGAGATGATATGAGTTGAGAAAGCTGTCTTCCTGCAAGCGTGGGAGTTGATTCTACAGAAACCGAAGCCCCTGTTAATAACCTGCTCATTTCATTGTTACTTGGATCTCTCCCAAAGGTAGAGTTAAAAGATTGAACTAAAGCATCTTTTTCAGGGGAATCTTCGCCAATAAATTCATACAACGAATAATCATTATCGAAACTTGGAACAGTAACTCCAAGCTCTTCAGCACTAATATCTCCAGAGATTCCAAACTGACCAGTTATTGTTGCAATATCAAGATTTGTTTCAGCTACCCATTTTGTGATCTGGGCTTCCATTTGCTTGTCAGCCCTACTGGTATCCGCATAAATACTGGCAACCTCTGCTTCAGTTAAGTCTGTTCGTAAAGAAAGGTCTTCATCAAATTGACGGGACGCTTCAGTCTTCTTACCTCCTAATTCTCCTAACGTCTTTCCTACTTCAATGTCTTGTCTTTGACGTTCGGTTCGGGCTGAAAGTGTTTCTATGCGAATAGGAGCGGATATACTTTTGCCCCGACCTTGAAGCATCTCTAAGACATCAGGGTCAGACAGTTCTTCGCCTGTCATTTCTCTGTAAGAATTTCTAAGCGTTTCGGCTTCATATGAATCAATTATGTCACTCATACTATTAAGTGTTGAAACATACGTTATATCAATACCAAGCTCTTCGGCAGTTATTTGTCCTCCTTCACCTATTTCCATGTAACCTCTTTCACGGAACATTTCCATATTTTCCGTGTAAGCTTGCTGTTGCTCATTAAGAGACTGCACCCTTTTTTGTATTTCTTGTTCAAACGCCTGCCTGTTACCTGCAAGGGTTTCTAAATTATCTGGCCCGAAAAATCCTGTAAACTCTGCTCGGGCTATTGTCTGTTCTAAGGTCAAGTTACCTTCTTGCATTGTCTTTGCAAGAGTGTCCATAGGATCTCCACTTACTATAGAGTCTCCCCTGATCAGGGCTTGTATTTCAGCAGAAGTAGGCTCTCTTCCTAATAATTTCTTGGCGTTATTTGCAATTATATCAGCGGATTCATACCAATATTCCATACGCACATTACCATCTTTATCATACATCTCATCCAGATTGCCGCCAAGCATTTCAAGGTTTATTTCTACGGGCATAGAAACACCCGTTAGCTCTGCAAATACTTCGCGTTGCCTATTTATCTCTCTTTGTTTTTCAAATCTTAAATTAGCCTTTTGAATATTTATATTAGCAGTCTGTAATTCTTTTTCTAAAGTTTCTACAGTCTTACCTGTATCAGGATCTTTAAAGTCCCCTGTTTGTTGTGCCCTTGCTATGGCTTGCTCTAACTCTTGGCGTTCCTTTCCAAATCTTAGCTCTTGTTTTTGTGCTTCAGCGGCTAATGATCCCAAGTAATTTCCATACCGATCTTTTCCATCAGCCTCCCCCGTTAATTCCCAGTTGGCAACTCTATTGTCTAAATCAAGCCTTAATCTTTCTAAGGTATTAAGGCTATCTCCAGTAACAGGGTCTATATACGTCCCAGACTGCTCGGCTCTTGTGATTGCCTCATCAAGTCTTTGCTTGTCTTCTTCAAGTTGAAGCCTTGCAGTTTCATTTCTCCTCTGGTAAAGTCTTTCAGACTCTGCCATTACCTGCTGACGGCCTGCCATAGTAAGTCCTGTTTCGCCCATTATTGTTATGGCTTTATTAGAACCTAATATTTTATCAGCATCCTCATCACTAATAGAGAGACCTGCTTCACTTGCTACTCTTCTTAAATCTTCTTTTGCTTGGTTATACGCCTCTCTTTCATCTGGGTCCATCGCTGTAAAGTCTCCCCTGATATTACCATCTTCATCTGTCCAAGGGCTTTGGTCTATTCCAAGCATTTCAGCAGATATAGCTGACGCTCCATATCTTCCCGTTACATCAGCCTTCCACTCTATCTGTCTACGTATAGTCTGTATATTAAATTGCCTTGCAGTTTCATCACGTTGCTTGTCGGATAAAGTCATATCTTGAGCAAGACTTGCATTAAACTGTTCACGGTCTTCTTGTAGTTTAAGAAAATCTAATGTCGGAGCCCCAGATAGGTCTACTTCATCGCCTCTAATAATTTTTTGCACATCGGCGTCTGAGATATAAATATCTTTATCCCTTGCATTATCCCTTATTATGTCTGTTGCTATTAAATATTGAGGGCTTGACGAATCTATTGTCCCATCAACTCTTTGTGCGTTTGCCTGTTCCAATAAGTCAACAGGAACTCCAAGATCATTAGCTGTAAAAGTCCCGTATGATGTTTTCCCTGTTGTTGTAACATCAAACTGACGTTGTTGTTCACCTAACTGCTGTTGCCCTACTGTCTGCATTCTCTCTATTGAAAGTTTTTCACCTGCCATTATAGAATCTACTTCTTCTGCGGTAGGTATCCTGCCAAGTTGCTCTGCAAACTTAGTGCTTATGTTTTGACGTTCATTTTCGTTGTAGTCTGAAGTAGTCATTCCAAGCGAATCTAAGCTAACAGTAGAATATTTTTGCCCACTTATATATCCTGTAAGCTCTGCCCTTCTAAACGATTCCTGTTGACGGGTAGCTCTTTCGGTTTCGGCTTGTTGTTGCTCACGGAGCCCCAACTCTTGAGCCTGAAAAGAGCGATCCATACCCTCACGGGCTAATGGCATCACAACATTCTCTGCAACTTGACGAGAGTAATCATCCATCTGCTTGTCAGTGGCCTTAGCAAGAGAACCAGAAAGATAGAGGCCTTTACCTATGGCTTCTTTTCTTGTGGCTTCTCCAAGGTTTTCAAACTGTGTCTGATAAGGCTTGGCATAAAAGTCATACGCCCTTTGGACGTATTCTTCCGTTTCTTCATTGCCTATTAACTCTGTTGCACTACCTAAGCCTTTTTTGGGTTTCTTAGTACCAAGTCCGTTTTCTACCTTAGCCATTCTATTTTATCCTCATTCCCTTCGGCACGAAGAGAAAATGAAAACCTTCGATCCGTTGCGGTTTTGTTGTGTCTGCTTCTTCTAATCTTACTTTAAAATACCTACTGTTACCTGTTAATTTAAATCTTGCTTGGGAAATCGTCCCCGTTGCTAACGTGCTTGTGTCGAGCGTAAAGTCGTTGTCAAGCAAACCAAAGGCTCCACCTAAGTCTACCTCAGTGCTTGTAGATAAATTGCCTTCAGGACTGGTTACATTAACAGACATATCTTTTTGAGATGTAAGCGTCATGTCTATCCACATTTCCCGAATAGACTTAATACCCTCGTATCCCATATCTAAAAAGCCTGTTTCTGCCGTGGACGCTATGGTAGTGCCATTGTCAGTGTTTGTGGTTGTATTTCTTTCTCCGCCCCAAGCTTTGGCAATTTTTGAATTTCCATATTGTCCCAATATAGTATGCTCTACGGCAGACGTAGTATGTCTATAGCTTACCCCTGAATTAAAATTAAGATTTGCACCTTGAAACACTGACCACGCATTCTCTGGTCCTACCCTTAAAGCTACTTCTGTATTGTAAACAATAGCCGTGTCATGGTCTGTTGACGTTCCATAGCTTACGAGAAATACTATTTCGTTCCACGGGTCTCCACGTTCAAAAGCATATATATATTTTACACGCTGTTTGTTTAATTGTCCCCACAACTCTTCAAGTGGTCTACTGATATAAACAGCAGGTTGTTGGGCATCTCCAACCATATAAATGCCCCGAGAATTTGCAAAGTATGTGCGACCTTTAGACGTAACGATTGAAGATCTGGAAGAAGATCCTACTGTCCCGTCTACTAACTGGTTGGTAAAAAAGCTTGTTAATGCCCCTGCACCGCCATAATCAAAATTTATTCGATATATACTGTTTTCATAAAAGGCCAGTAGCGTTTCGTTTGAGTGTAAAGCCAACCCAATCCCATCAGAGTCTCTGGTGCAATCAAACACGTTGTCATTAGGCCAAGATGTTGGGTCTCCAGTGTCGGAATACCTAATAGCCGTAGACCGAGTATTCGCTGTATGTGCTGTATTTATAGCAAACACATGAGACTTAAACTGCTGAACATCGCTTGCCCTTGTTAGCCCTGTTAAGGCGGTTACATTGGTAGCTCCTGAATGGTATTTAAAAAGATTACCTACATTATCTGTCCCTATTATCTGTCCATTTGTCCCGTCATGGAACTGACAAAATCTCCAATAGTTATTTTGTCCAGAGTTTACTGTTAAAGATCCTGTAATATCAACCCAAGTAGCAGGGCTACCTTCATCCATTCTTTTTACTTTATCGCCTGCCACACCTATCAGTTTAGGGGCTCCCCCGAAATCTAATACACCTAACCCCTGAACATCATTTGAGCCATTAATTACATTAGATGTATAATCCTGCCAACCCTGCCTTTTTCTTATAGCCCCCTTACCGTCAAGATGGTAATTCCTTAAAAGGGCTAAGTAGCCAGAGCTAAACGCTTCTTCAGTTTCAGCGTCTGTATTATTTTCTCCAAGGAATCCCCTCCCAGTCGGGAAGGCGTATCTATTTCTTTGTTTTGGCATTAGTGTAAATCCACCCAACTCGCATTAGCCCGAGCTTGGACCTTGTGAGTAGTCGAGTTATATATAAGGGTTCCGTTTACTGGGCTCGACAAAGCATTTCTTTCTGTTGTTGTTAAGGTAGGGAGAACTCCTCCCCAAACCATCTTACTCCAACCTACCTCTGTCCTAAAAGCCACTTGAGTCTCGTCAGTCTTTACTAAGACTTGTGATTCTTTCCATGTCCCCTCAAGGTCATCTCTCTTTGTATCGGAACTGAGATTGTTTGTAATCGTCAGTGAGGCGATATCTATGTCTGTTGTATCTGCCAATTAAAATTCCATATGAGGAGTCCACTCAGGCAAATTAACCTCATCGCTTGAGGCAACTGAAGAGTCAAAAGCTCTTAGTCGCTGAATGTTAGAATCGAAAATCTGCTGATAAGACTTCCAGTCTGGGTCATCTTCCTGTTGTAACCCTACCATTAATGCGGCTTCTACATACACATTAGCCGCTCTATACGGTATTAGCAGGGTAGTAGAACTTGTTGGACTTCCTTCTACGGTATGCAAGTCACTGGTGAAGCCATATAAGTATAGTGTCCCGTTGGCCGAAACAAAATCAGAAGACGGCTTAGGAGCTATCCATATCTTGCGACCAAAGTCTGCAAAAAACTTAGGCGTTCCCTGAGAGCCTGCACCATCTCTCCATTGAGGTCCTAAATGCTTGTCTATGTTTTCGACTATCCTTGCATAATTTAAATAAGATCCAATCCCTGAATATCTAAATGTTCCCGAGTCAAATTTTTCTAAACCTGTAGGCCAGTCGTATTCATATGTATCAGCTACCATACTGATCGTAAAAGACTTTTGAAGCCACGACCAACTGTCCTCGGCTTCGACAAGCTCTATTGCGGCTTTCGCCCAACGGCCTACATCGGCATCTTCTTCGCTTCTGGTTAAATCTTTATGTGACCGAGCCGCTACTCGGGTTTTTAACTCGCCCCACGTAATTGCCATTTTTTACCTTTTGGCCTGAGCCTTTTTCTTTGGAGCCCTTTTAGCTTCAAGAGCTTCTATTCTTTTTGTTAAGGGAGCAATTTTTTCTTCCAAAAAAGCCTCAATACCATTAAGCTCTTGCCCCCCAATTAAATCTGTTGCTATGCCAAACTTGCCACGCTTCCGATTAATAAGGTCCATTGCCCCTGCTTCTGTTGTAAATTCTTCTACCCTTCTGTTCCCATATCTTTCTTTTGGCGTAAAAGTCCGATACCTTCCTTCTGCTTTTACATTCAACGGACCGTCTTTATACCCTGCCTGATCGGGTTGTGTTAAATACTCTACAAATATTGAAGCCATTTTTCCCTCTTATAAATGGTAGGCAAACAGGAGGAGGCTTGTAGCCCCCTCCCATTGCTCAATAGTTAATGGTCGGTAGCTTTTTATTAAGCGGCCGCCCAGTTGAAAACTTCCATTGATGACTGGTTGATTGCATTCGACCCTGATGGAGCTTCGTCATGTTGAGCAAAATCTGCTCGGGCACAACCGAAGATCTGCTTAATACCTACTCCATACTTGTCTTCATATGCATCCTCTTTCCGTCTTACAAGACGAGGCTCGGAAGCATTTCCACATACAACCGCATCTGCCCCTAATATAAGGTTACGTCTTGTAGAAGCACCGTTATTAGAGTCTGCGACAGGTCTACGAATCCTATTATATTCATGGACAGCGATACCTTCAAAAATGATATCTGCATTACCAAACATCGGATTAGCCGCACTTGCTTCGGTGCGAGTATACGCATTTTGATAATTACCTTGAACAGTAGTATCAGCCTTTAGGTCAGAAACAGAATAAACGTGTGCTAACATCACATACATTTCTCTTCCTTCAAACTTTATAGGGTTGACATTTGCCAGTCGCAATGTTTGATAATAGCTACGAAGTTCAGCCGCATCTAAATTATCATCATTACTGATGTCGGCTTGTTCTGTAGCATTATTTCCCCACACTCTTCGTGGGTGATCATATGCTGTGGCGAATCCACTCCTGATAACATGTGCGGCATTACCATCGTAAAGTGCGTCAAGGATAGATTCTTCATACTGACCCGTGAGCCAGTCTGCTAATGCCCCTGCGGCTTCTTGCTCCATGCGGAAATTAGTTTTAAGATCCTGCAACTCTGGAGTGTCAAAACCAACAGCGTGTTTCATTAACTCAACTACGACCTCCATGTCGTGTAGTGCTAACCCTTCTTCTTGGTCAATCATAGAGGTAGTGCCGTATGTATACTGATTTAAGTTATTTGAACTACCTGAACGATTAGTTATACCTGTTACGTTTCGATCAAGAGCCTTACGAAGAGCAAGTCGAATACGCTGACCACGCTCTTTACCAAACTCATCTTTTACTACGATAGGGGAATCTGCCTTACGCTCGTAAGGATCTTCTCCGCCATCTTCCTTCTTCATCAATCCTGCTTTGTTGAAAAACAACTCCCCTTGAGTCTGAACATGCATTTTAGATGAAAATAAAATGTTCACTAAGGGGTCAGCTAAACCTGCGGTGCTACCTGCACCTGTTACAAATGCCATTCTTTTACCTTCCTAACGAATTAACCTACGCACCTTCATATAACGCACGTAGCATTGTGTTTCGCTCGTCTGGTTTCATATTACTAACTGCCCTTTGAACTGCATCTCCCTCAAGAGACCTGAGCCAGTTAATCTTATCCCCAATCGGAGCGTTATTGCTTGGCCTTGATGTGGCCGTACGATTCGTTGGAGCCGTTCCCTGTTGTCCCCGTTGTCTACCAGTAAGCCCTTCTTTTCGGGCCTCATTGGTTTCTGAAGCCATTAACCGTGTTCTAAGAGATGGGACTCCCCATATTGCTTCCTCTACAGCAGTATCGTTGTAGCGAAAAGCTCCTGAAGAATCTTCAGCCCCGTATTCGGGGCCCCACTTCTGTCCTACACGTTTTACAACTTCATTGAGTTCTGGTTCCGAAACATCTCCAACGTGATTCGCAACATAGTCGCGTACCATGCGTAGGTTATCCTGCACAATGCGATCTTTTTGCGATTGACTGGCAATTTGACTTTGAGTCTCAGCCTTCAGGCTTTCTGTCTGCTGAGACAGTTCAGTCTTTAAATTATCGCCATATTCTTTCAATAAATTTGCGATTCCACGCTTGTAGCCTTTTTCGTCTTCAATAGGGTCAGGGATATTTTCCATAGCACTATCTAAGTCGAAAGTAGTCTGCACAGCGTCAACGGCTCCTTTATTGTTAGGTGCAATCTGATCAACGACCTTGTTGAGCAAATCGTTTACTTCTTTTTTTTGCTCTGAAATCTCTTGATCTCGTTGCGTTTGCGACTTCTGCCAGTCTTTCTTGTTCTTATGGTCAGCTATCGCTTGACGGACATCAATCTCTTCTCCGTCTATCTGAACTTTATCAGGAATATGTTGGTCTGTAGAGTTCGCATCTTGCGATTGCTCCTGTGACTCATCTTCTTGAAATACCTCAGACATCTTACTCCTCCTTATTTAGACTTGATTAAGATATTCTCAACCAACTTACCCGTTAGGGGGTGACAAGAAGTATCCATCTCAGTAGTCTGGTTATGCAGTAACTTCACTGCTTGGTTTATATCTTGGTTTAAGTTCTTCATAGTAATTATCTTTATTTGCATCTCTCACTATAAATTCTGCCGCATCTAATTCAAAATGGTAAGGATCTACAATCCTTCCAAACCAATCTTTTGTCCCACAATGTGGGCAAGGAAAATGTGGTAAGCACATTCCTACCTTTCTTTTTTTGTCAGCCCATCCAGTTAATCCACACTTCCAACAGGTACGGATCGTAGACCACGGGCCGATAATGGCTACCTCGCTATCTCTGTATTTAATCCATGCATACCCTGCTGGTACTTTATCTTTCCACTGACGAGTCCAGTTTAAAGATATATCCCATCGCTTTCCATCGTCTCCGCCAAATTGAGCTTCTACTATCCCCCTATCTCTACTGCTTTCAGACTCTTTATCTGAAAGTGTAGGGTCAAGGGTCAGGTCATAGGGTAATGTTTGCACTACAACCTGTATAGCCCTTTTAAAGGTAATATCTGCCTCTGGAAGCTCTTCTTCATACATGTCTTCCAGATCAGCATCTACTGCCAATACCTTATCGCTTAAATCACTCATTCCCTCCTCTTTCTTCTACGAGCCGTTATCATGTACTTCTGGAAGTCTCTATCGACCTCTGCCATAACTGTAACTTCTTGCCTTGACTTTGGCCTTTACTTTTGTTTTAGCCTTGTTTTTTGGGGCAGAAGCTACAGACTTATACCCACTTGTTTTTGTCTTCATCCCCGAAACGGGTTTCTTTTTTTTCATTCTGGTCATTGCTCCGTAGCCTGCCATTCAATTTCTCCTATATCGGTTGTTGAGGTGGAACTGGAGGACCTTCTGGAGGAAGCCCCTGTGGCGGTATGCCTTGCTCTGGTGGACCTTGAGGTGGAACACCTTCAGGTGGTGGACCTTGAGGCGGAGCCCCTTCAGGCGGTGCCCCCTGTTGAGGTTGCTGACCTTGTTGAGGCTGTTGAGATGCTTGCACTTGCATTTGTAATTGTTGCATTACGGTCTGTATTAATTCTTGAGGGTCCATACCTATCTGCTTTGCGGCTTCTTCAAACTGCCCCATTAACTGCTGACCCATATCTCCCTGTTCCATTGCCTGCAACAACATCTCTTTATTCGGAGCATCCATCAGTTCAAGTGCCCATGAAGCGGAGGCAGGTCCTACTGCCTGCAAGATCATCTGAGCAAATTCCATACGTTCCTGTCTTGAGCGGTCTCTCTCTGTATCCAACTCAAGCCTTACACGTTTCAAGTCAAAACGATTAACTGTGTCAGCGTTAAGCACCATCGTATCGGCTTCTTCTCCGTCTGGAGTCACCAAAGTTAAAGGTTGCCCTGTTTCGGGGCTTATCATAGGCACTCCCGTTTGTTCGTCAACGGCAGGCTGTAATCCATACTCAGCGGCTATTTCAGCCATACTATTACCCACGAACAGGGTTTTATCTTCTTTGTTTTCCTGATCCGTTATCTCCATGACTCGACTGCCTCGCATAAACTGTAAAATGTTTCTCATACGAAGCATAGTTGCTCTTTTTAGTCCACTTTCCAAGTGTCTACGTGGCATTGTGGTGAGTAGGTCTGTTGCAGATTGCAAAGATTGAATACCAATTCCAGACGTTGCATAAGGCATACTCCCTCTCTGCACATCATAAACGCCACTAACTTTGTCTTTAATTGAAGATAAAAGCTGATAACCAGACTGAAAAAGGTCAGACCCTGTAGCACGGCCTCCCTCAACCCGAGGACCTGAAAAGCTTGGGAAAGGTCGGAATATCTGCATTGGATAGCGTCCAATATTCTTTAACTTCTCTTCGTCTTCTCGGGGCAGACTGCCTTTTTCGGATACTACATAGTTTGAACCTGCAATCATCATCTGCTCTAACCAACGTGCTAATGTTCGATTGATCAGGTCTTGCATCCCTACAAGATAGTCGATCTCGCCTTTCGCATGAGATCGGTCACGTAATCTAACGTAACTGAAAAAAGCAAACGGATATTGGTTATGCCCACCGTTCGTCTGGCAGTAGACACTATTTTCCCTACTAACTGTTGTATCATTTACAACCACTGTCTCCATTAACTCTGCTATTCTTACCCTCACCTTAGTAAGCTCTGCTTGCCTTTCGGGTGGAAGAGTGTCAAAGTCTTCTTGTGTTATATTGCGATCTTCTCCAGTTTCATAGTCTGTAATCGTTGCATTCTCCCCATCGTCACGCTGATAGCGAACTTCAAACTTATAAATTTTTTCATACATCGTTTTTACATACGCCATCTCATCAGGACTTGAAATGCTTTGCCCCATCGTGCCTGCCTGAGACCCACCGCCTGCCCTTCTTCCGTATTCTTTGAAGCGAGAATCCTCAGAAGTGTCAAGAAAGAAGTCAGGGTAATCAGACTCTACATGGTCAAGTCCGTAAACTTCTTTTATGTAGTCAACTTTTCGGGGCTCAAAATGTATTATCCAATCAGCATCCTCTCGTTGCCAAGACCGAGCCGCAGGGTCCCAGACTACATAGCGAGGGTCTACCCAACGTGCTTCGGGAAGTCCCATACCATCTTCTAAGTCTTGATTCCACCCCTCAAACAACACTCCTTCGCCTGTAAAAAAGAAATCTTGTATTACATCTTCAAGGTCGTTATGGTAGTTCTCTTCAGCGTCTCTTGTATATTGCAGTAAGTCTACCATCATCTTTGCATACTGATGGTCTTTCCCAAAACGCCCTACAGGATTAATGACAGGAGCCGCTTCTAAAACACGGTTCACCATCTGATCCATGTCACGCCTGATTACATTCGCAACTATAGGCATAACACGAAAACGCTCGTTTTCGCTCATGTTTTGGAATTGTCTACTGGCGTAATACGACCAAGCTCTACGTGCTTCCGTAGCCCATTCCCCTGCCTCGGCTACCCCGTCCTTTAGTCGCTCGTTACAATTAACGGCATGATCGTCTTTTGTTTTTGCCATTTTTATTTTGTGCCCGTTTTCCTTTTCAACTCTTCAAGTATGTTTAACAACTCTGCTATCATCTTAAATGCCCCTGCCCTCGGGAATGCGGCATCACCCCCGAGGACACAAAAAAAGCCACGGTTGAGGCGATGCCGTGGCCCAAAACTACCTACATGCGATGCTAAGGAGGGATAGCACCGCAATAGATTCTTAAATAATATATTCAACTCTGTCAACCCCCTAATTAAAAATAGAGCTTTCAATAGCCTTCTTTTCTTCGTCACTTAACCCTGTATCTATCCCTGCCTGCCACAACCTAACCGAGTCCTCTGCGGCTAATTCAGCTTTTATTTCTTCCGCATCATCAGCGTCAAGCATTTCTTCATAACCGTCACTCTCCTCTATATCTCTCACCATGAACGTGTAGTCCCAAACCTGCATTGCCGCACAAATTAAGGCTACCGCCCTTACAGGGTGTGCAAGATGAGAGTTTTGAAAAAGCTTGCAATGATCGTTTATCTGTAATTCGTTTCTTGCCAGTAAGGTTTCTACCAACTGCTTACCGTATTCCTCGTCATCTCCCATTGGAGGGGTGTCCATCAGGGCAAGGGTAAGGTCGTTTGATGTGTATGTAGGGAACCAAGACTTATAATCCACGGGGTCAATATTGCTGTCATACACACATAATCCCTCTGTAGATCTAAGGAATTGCATAAAGGGAGGTTGATTTGGAATGGTTATCCCCATGTCAACCTGATATAAATCTTTTAAACTAACGGAGGCAATTCTCAGGTCATGCATTGTGGGGTTTGTTACTTTGGCAATATCCACACCGTCTATCTCTGTGTAGAATAAATCTTTATACCTGCTAACTACATCTTTATCCCAATCTTCAGGATCTAACGCCTGAGCCTCATCTAAGACGATTTTAGGTCTGGGCTTTTGCCGTGGATCATTATCGTAAACCTCTCCCACTACGCAGGCATACCCTGCTTCATTTCCCTTTGGAGGAATGATCCCCATCCACACACGGGTGTATATATTCCAACCATTACCCTCATCTATCTCTACTAATCCATGATCTTTTCTTTTTCTTACTTTAACTGAAGTGTTCATTAAATCCCCCCTGCCAAAATTCATAAAGCGGTGTAGGCGTTTCTGCTTCGCTAAGATAGTATGTCGCACCGTTATTTAATTCTATAACGGGGCCTCCATTTCTCTTCCCTGACATCGGCTTTATATCGACAATTTGTTGTTTATATATCCATTGCAGAGTGCCGTTTGCAAGTTCTACAATAATTTTAGGATTCGGATTCGTAGACAATGATAGGAGTCCCTTCTCCTGCATAAAGGCAGGCTATGTTATGGTCAAACCACTCGCAAGCTCCTTCATAGTTTACATCCATGTCTTTCATTAACAAGTCCATAATACGATTAGCACTGTAAACCACAAGGCCATCATTAGGGTATTGGCCTCCAGTTCCGATAATTGCACCATCCAAACCGTCAAATGTAATAGAATATTCTCTAATTGCTTCGATATCCAATTCAACCTGCGACTCCCTTTGCTTCATTTGATAACCTCCTTATATGGCGTGAAGGAGCCCAGTTTTTTAGTTGCCCTGCTCCTTGCATGTCTTCTAATAACCTGCCCATTAAACTTAAAACATCTACTTGGTCATCGTTTTTACCTGCGTCAAATCTAAGCATTTCCAATCTTAAATCCTCCAACCACGGAGCCCCACGCAAGAAATATACTTTTCCAGAAGACATCCTTGCCTGTATCGCCCTTGCACGGGATCGCTTGTCGAACCTACTGGCAAAAG